TAGTACCCACCAACAGGTTACCAGAGCCATCTATTCGCACACGTTCTGCGCTTCCACCAGTGTGGAACATTAGGGATTGACCAGCCTGCCCTGCTGTCATGTGTAAGCCATAACTATCTTGACCAAAACCATATAAAGAGCCTTGGGATAGTGTGGAGTAAGTAGATATTTTATTTGTAAGTTGAGCAACTGTGGTGGCTGTGCCTGAATAATAATCACCGCCTGTATCTAGTTTACTGTTAGGCGATGTAGTCCCTATGCCCACATTGCCGGAGGAGTCGATTAACATACGGTTAGAATTTGCTACAGAATCCCAAAAGTAGAGGTTTTGTCCTGAGTTTGCTATTTGAAATTCACCAGTATCAGTGTCTTTTAAAGACAATAGAGGCTGTGTTCCTGAAATCTGTAGAACTTGGTTAGCACTTCCCCAATCTGTAGCACTAGGCGAACTAGTTCCTATGCCCACGTTGCCTGATGAGTCAATACGCATGCGTTCTGTACCGCCTACTTGAAACGCATGATAACCAGAGTTTGCGCTATTGTAGTACACGCCTCCTGCCGCACCAGAACCAGAGATAACTCCTAAGTCCAGTGTTTGGTTTGTGTTATTAGTGAAACGACCAACAATGCCTGATGAAGCGTTAGCAACCGTAAACTTTTCTAAACTGCTAGTTATCCCTATGCCCACATTCTCACTACTATCAATAGTAATAGCCGTGGCATTACTGTTGTCAACAATCCCAGTAGTGCTTGATAGCTCACTAGGTATTTTAGTTAAAGCCATAACCTACACCTCCGCTTGTGCTAGGAATTCCTGATAAGCCGCAACAACTGCATCTGTATGCACAGCGGCACAGATAGCCTGTACTTCCGCTGACTCGTTGCTGTAGTCCTGACCTGCGGTTATAACGTGGCGATGGTAGCCTGAAGATAACTCTACGCCATCCTCCATTACAGCAGTCTTGGTGCGTACCTGTACTGCTTTAAACTCGCCTACGATTTCAATCTTGTCTTCTGATATTACTTTTTCTAAAGCCATTGTATTGCTCCTGTCTGTTGCTAGAGTCCACTAGCAGTATGGTTGTTATGCTGATTTATATGTAACACTTAGTCTATAAAGATAACCTGTAGTACTTAGGTTATGGTCATTTGCGGCACTGCCTTCATTATAAAATTGTATAATTGTTGAAGATTCTGTAGCTGTACAAGTTATACCTGTAGTCTGACAAATTACTGTACCATTCCATCCCAAAATTGATGAAGTAAGGTCGTCCGCTACTGAAAAAGGTAATCCACCTATTTGATTTTGTGAAAAGTTTGTGCTAACTGCAAAAACTGCTTTAACATGAACAACATTACCAACTTTTACATAAACACCTTCAGGTGTCCCAGAAAAGGCTCCTGAACCAGAAGGTATTGTCGGAACCCAAGTACCTTCCTCATAGTCATCCAACTTGTTAGCCGCACCTGTGCCGCCTAAGTAAGCACCGCCTGATAGGTAGAGGTCTTGGAAGCGACCGCCTGACCATCCTAAGTCAATAGCGTTGTCTCTTGATGTTCCTGTTGCAGTAGATACAGGATAAATAAAATCATCAGCATCCAGAAAACGTAAAGCTGTATCGCCTGTGCCAATGTATAAATCACCAGATGCAGTACCAATACTACCTACGGTTGTGCCTGACTTGTTGAAGCTGAGGATGTCACCGTCTGAGCCACCACGCCCAAGCATCAAAGCATCAGTGCCTCCAGAATACATATGGCTAGTGCCGTCAGGAACTAAACCAATACCTGTGCCAGTTTCTGCGTTGCTAGTTTGACCCACCAAGAGGTTGCCAGAGGAGTCGATGCGCATACGGTTTGTCGGTGAAGTAGAGCCATTTGCACAAGTGTCGAAATCAATATAACCACCATCAGCACCTGTAGTGGCTTGTTCAATTCTTAGCTGTCCTAAAATCCCTCTATTGCTAGAGCCTATGTATCGACCACCTGCTGTAGCGACATCAAGACTTTGCTTAGATGTTATGTGACCATTTGCGCCAAGTGTAGCTACACCGCCAGAAGCATCAGCAGTCACTGTTCCATTAACATCCAAAGCAGTGCTAGGCGATGTAGTCCCCACGCCTACGCGATTGTTTGTCGCATCAATGTAGAGCGTATTAGTATCAAAGTAAAAATTACCACTCGCAATCTTGGCAGGTGTAATAGTGCCATCGACAGGTACATTAATTTCAGTCTGCGTCATGGTCATTACTTCTACAGCACTGCCAGTTGGAGGTGCAGTAGAGAATGTCAGTGTAGTGCCAGAGATGCTGTAGGTGTCTTTGTTCTGATACACACCATCAATAAACACTTGGGTGTTGTTTTCGTTTACAGGATTTATAGTCAATGACAATGTAGTGTCGCTACCGTCACCTGTCATGCTGTCAATATTTAAGTTACTTCCCGAAACTGCACTGGCAACAGAGTAAACAATAATCTCTCTGGTGTTCGCAGGTGCAGTAGCAAAGGTTAAGGTAGTAGTACCTGACGCAGTAGCAATGCTGTAGGCACTCTGCTGTTGGAATACACCCGCAATAAATACTAGCAGGTTATCTTCAGAGTTAATTACCTGAGACAGTGCATAAGCCGTTGTAGACCCATCGCCAGTAAAAGTATCAGCAGTAAACGTATTGCTACCACCACCGCCACCAATAGCTCCCCAGTCACCGCCTTGGTATCCCTCAAACTGCTCATTGGTAGAGTTGTAACGGAACATACCATTAGCAGGGCTACCGTCACGTTGGGCCGTAGTGCCGCTAGGGACTTTTACAGAGCCTGTGCCACTTAGTGTTAGGTTTACAAATGAAGGGCTATCAGTAGTCGCTACACCTTGGTTAAGTGCCTTGACAGATGCTTCGCTAGTTAGCTCACTGTCCATAACCGCACCTGCGGCTGTGACGTTGGCTGTGTCTGTAACGTCTGCGGAGGCTTCGATAGCATTTAACTTAGAGTGGTCGGCATCAGTAAACACATTAGAATCTGTTGCAGCTTCAACTGCTGCACGAATCTCTGCATCTGTTTGGTCAGCAGTTGCACTAGCTTCAATACCGTCTAGCTTTGTATGGTCAGCATCCGTAAATGCATTAGTGTCTGAATTGCTTTCGTAAGCAGTTTTAATTTCAGCGGCTGTCTGGTCTGCTGTAGCCCCTGACTCAATTGCATTAAGTTTGCTGTGGTCTGCATCTGTAAATACATTTGAATCTGTGGCGGCTTCTACAGCAGCTCGAATTTCAGCATCAGTCTGGTCAGCAGTCGCATTGGCTTCAATTGCATTAAGCTTACTGTGGTCTGCGTCAGTAAATACATTTGAATCTGTAGCGCTTTCAACTAGCGTCCGAATCTCTGCTGCTGTTTGGTCTGCGGTAGCAGCAGCTTCAATACCATCTAACTTAGTACCATCAGTAGCTACATCACGACCATCAACTGTGCCGCCAACCGTAATATCGCCTGTTGCAGATACAGAAGTAAATGAGCCTGCGGCAGCAGTGCTTGCACCAATAACTGCACCGTCTATACTGCCACCATTAATGTCGGGAGATGTTAAAGTTTTATTAGTAAGTGTTTGAGTTCCTGTAAGCGTAGTTACCGTAGAATCTATAGCAAGAGTTACACCGTTACCAGAAGCAGTAGAAGTAATTCCAGTGCCTCCAAGAACACTTAAAGCTTCTGAATCTAAATCGATTGAAATGCTTGTAGTGCCATCAGTTAAGTCTAAATCTTGTGCAGTGACTTGAGCGTCTACATAAGCTTTGATGCTTTGCTGAGTTACTAACGCTGTAGCACTGTCGCTAGACATGTTATCTTCATCTAGGATTGCAGTTACTGTAGCACCAGAACCCAGTACAAGCGAATCAATGTTTCCAGTACCATTAATATATAAATCTTTAAACTGTACAGAGCTTGAACCCAAATCCACATCATTATCAGTTACAGGTACAATAGCTCCATCTTGAATACGAATTTGTTCTACGGCTGAGCCGCTTACTTCTACATAGCATTCGATGCGGTTGTTAGTAGCACTAATTTCTATTTTATTTTTAAAATCTTGGTCGCCAATCTTTGCGATTGCGCCACCCTGTCCTGCGCTGCCATCGTGTGTGTGGCCTGTTGTGCCTGTAGCTGAATACGCAAAAGCATTTACTAACTGATTATATTCATCATTAAAAAGAGCAGCAGTGATAAGGCTACCATCTGTAAGTGTACTCTGTCTTGTATAACTTGTGCCTGCCATTTAATTATCTCCTGCCTGCGGGAACGTAGTTTAAGTATAAACCGTTAATTGTATAGGGTTGGAGTTGGTCATCGCTTTTTATTGCAAAGTTAGCTGAGTAACAACTTCCTTGAAGGGTCTGTCTTATAAGAGGATTTTCTAGTGCTCCAAAATAAGAAGAGCCAAAGATTGCACTTCCAAACGATGCACCGCCTCTAATCTCTGGTAAAAGGTATGCCGGAGGATGCAAAAGTGTAACGTCTTCGTAATCTAATTTAACTACTAAACTAGGCTGTGAATAGCCGCCTGTGTTTGCATCTGGAGTTGCAGATATCTTAGCGTACTGAAGAGTCTTTCTTGTACCCATATCTCCAAAATCTAAAAACGGAGTTCTATAATGAGCATTGACATTTGCAGCAGAGCCGTTATGTATAAAAGAATTTCCAGTGTCGTGGTTATAAATGTAACCATCTCTATCGCCATGTACTACTTGTTCAATTCCTGAATTCAAAAATCCACTATCTACTGCCGTAACTGAGATGCCTTTTGTTTCAGACCATTCAAATCCACGGCCTGTAAAAGTTCCAATAATTCCTTTTGAGTCTTCGATGTTCTCTGTAGAACTATGATAGTATAGCCGATACTGAGATTTAGAGCGTAACACAACGCTTGTAATTGTGTAAGTATTAATGTTATTTGCAATGCTACTTACAATCTGTTGAATATTTCTACTCACAGAAGTCAACTCAACGTCACCAATACGTGCTGTACCTGCTAATGTACGAATACCATCAGGGCTTAAAAATACTAAGTCGCCTCCAATCTCTTGAATGCTATTGCCATCTAAACAGCCTACGTTTTTTGTAATAGGTATAATTGCGGTAGTGGAATCGTTAGCTTCAATATTAACTAGCTTGTAAATACTATTTTTACAAAATATAATACAATCGCCACGAAAACTTTTAAGACCTACTATTTTATCTGCTAAACGTATTTCACCTGCACCCGTTCCAGTAAAATTATCCATTTCATGTAAATGGCTATAATATACTTGGTTAGGGTTTTCTGCTGTTCCACCTACAACAAAATGATTACTATGCACAGTTCCAACTTTAGGAGCTTCTGTGCTTGATACTGTAACTTCTGATGCAAAAAAAGTACGGGTGTTTAATGCGCCTGTGCCTGTCATATAAAAGTAGTAAGGCTTGTTAGCTCCATCACAAATTACTAACTCACCATATACAGACTTGCTTCCTTCGTAAATATCAATTGAAGATTGGCCTTGGTTTGTTCTAACTAGTGCTGAACGCCCTGTAAAAGTTGCATAGTTGTCACCACTGCTATGAACACCGGAACGATTTATTTGAAGCCAAGTAACTCCATCATTACTAAAAAAAATACCTGTTCCTGTGCAAACAACAACTCCGTCTGCATATGTTTTAATTCCTAAAACACTACTGTTATTTATCGCACGAGTAGCGTTGCTGCCACCATAAGCAGTAAATCCGTTAATCCTACGATAGCCACCATCGGGGTCAACCTCAAAGTTAGTTAAGATTGTAGCAATTCCCGGCTGTTGGAGCATTTCTATTTCGTTAAGGTTAGTATTTAAACCACCCTTAGACGAGAAACCAAATGGTTGAGAAGCTGCCATATTATATAAATCTCACTCGGTCATCTTTGATAGTAGTTGGTGTAGGCTCAATAAGATTTGAGCGCATACTACGTAAACCTTTTTTATAATCATCTAATGCAAAGGCTGCTGATTGTGGGTTATCTTTAAACTGCCAAATATAGTAACGTGCTCTAGCTAGTAGAACTGTAGTATACATTTCTGGAAATACTACTTCGTCACTATAACTGGTAAATTTTGTTGGTAAGTTCCAAGCATAAAACCAGATACGATATACTTTATCTGGTATTGGGCTAAGTCCAAACTTACGTGCATCGGGGCTTCTAATAACATTCTTAGGCTCGCCAAATGTTTGAGTATCTGCATCATCTAAGTTTTCCGATACTCGCCTAAATGTTTTCCAAGCTTCGGTAGTCATAAACCCTAGATTTCTACCTACATAGGGAGCTGTTTCCCCATCTACGCCTACTGTAGTAGCGTAAAAATTATCCCAATCTATTGAGCCATAGTCCGTAGTAATTGAATCACTAGCGGGTTTTAATTCATAAAATCTCTGACCTGCAACAGTTTCCACATATACATTTCCATACATGGGGTCTACTTCGCCACTTTCGCCAGCAGATAAAAAAGGCCACTGAGGTTCATCATTGATAATATCAAAGTATGCTTTGTTTACAGAGTCTTTAACGTGTCCTTGGACACCTATCGCTGAACCAAAGTTACTTGAGTCTAATGGAACTTCATTAAGTTCTCTAAGAAGCTCATTAGTCAAATCTAAGTATGATGTTGCCATAGTTTATTTTGCCTTTAAATTTGTTAAAGATTGGGGGCTTTTTACGGCCCCCGCACTTATTGGATTACTGCGATTATACGTTGTAGAATGCAGCGACCAATGCTTCGTCACGTAGGACTTTAGCACCGAACACATGCAAACCACGGCAGATGTCACCAAAGCTATCTGGGTCACGGATGACCTCAGTGCTAGTGATGGTCTGTGCAGTACAAATAGCAGACATGTGACCTGCAAGTAGCTTGCCATCAGCATTGCTTGGAGTAGCAACATTGTTAGACTTGTACATGCTAAAGCCACGTAGCTTG